ATTCTTCCTCCTCGTCAAACCACATTTCTAAAACTATATCTGTCTCTATGTCTATATATAAATTTAGTTCTCCATGTACATAATAACCAACTACACTAATATATGGATAACCTACTTCACCCCCATCCCAATCAGATTGCCAATGTAGTTTACGAAAGTCTAAATTTTCCAATAAAACTCCTTGTTCGTTCATCTACTCATCCTCCTCATACTCTTTCATTACACCTTGAAATACTCGTTCTAATTCATAGCAATCTGAATTGTTATATTTTTCAACATGTTGTTTATATTTCAAGAAAGTATCAAATGCCTTCGCTTTAGCATAAACATCTTCAACTTCGTCTGCTATTATATAATAACCTATATTTTCCTTTTTTATCGCTAAAGAAGTTAATATATTTAAAATAAATTTCTCATACTCATACGCCATTCTAACCATCCTCCTATAATAAAATCATGTTTTTATTATTGATTAGCTTACTATATAGTCATCTGGATTTAATCCTCTAATTCGTAAAATCTGTCTAATTGCACTAGAATAATATTCTGGTGCTTTATCTTCATTTGGTAAATCTTCTTCTTTTACAGAAACATCATTCCACATATATATAGTGTGTTGTCCAACAATTGCTAAATATTCCAATTCAGTAAACTCGATATCTTCCATTGTTTCCTTATTTGTTGCTCTTGTATTTAAAATGTTAACCATATAACCATCTCCTAGTTTTTATTATTGTTCCCCAACGAATTTAACTGATGCTTGTTGTCCTACATGTGTTTCAAATTCTCCATCTTTGATAACAACAATACTCGGAACTGACATTACCATAGCCGCTGCTGCAATCTCAGGATTTTCTTCTACATCAATATACTCAATATCTAAACCTTTATCTTCAATCATACCTTTTACCATTGGACAAAATGTACATGTGCTTGTTGTTAATAATACTGTTTTATTTTCCATTATAACACTCCTAATTTAATATTATTCTATTATTTAATAATTCTTTGAATACTTCCACACCTTTGTCAACAGGTGAATCTTGATAATCCAACAATCCTTTTGTGTCCCATATTACAGACACCGAAAACATAATATCTAATTTCTTCAAAAATGTTTCTTCAATCTTTTTAGCAAAATACTTTTCTTCTTGGTCTCCTATATTGTGATACTCCTTGTCTAATGCAATTATCACTTCTGACACATTCAAAGACGTAAGTATATCAACTTGCTTATTAGTTAAATTACTACCTGACAAACATACCCCTATACTCATATCAGGCATATAGCTATCTAACTTCATAACTGATTTCTCACTCTCGAATAATATCACTTTTTGAACCCTATTAATATTTTCTTTGTTAAAATTCAATCCATATAAAACACTTCCTGTTGAATGATTTAACATGTCTCCACCTTGAAATACAGGCATATACTTCTTACCCTCTGCTACTAAGTCTGGATTTAAGTTGCGACATCTCACACCAACCAATCTATCATGTTCATCATAATGAGGTATTATTATTTGTTGGTCAACAATTGAGTTTTTAATCTTATATTTTTCCATTGTGCGAACAGATATACCTTCATCAATCCAGCCTTGATAATAGTAGTTGTAATAGACGTTTAACACTCTACTGTTTAATTCAGTTAGCGTCTGTGCTTCTTGTACTGCTGTGTTACGGTCAAAGAATCCAATATCAACCTTGTCTTCATAGGCTACAGTCTTCATTGACATATCGTATATAGACTGATTAAAGAACGCTAATACATACTTAAAACTTTCATAAAAGTCTAATTCCAATACATTACTAACCAAATCATATACGCTCATATGACCGCATGAGCTAAAACAGTTAAAGGAATGTGACTCACTAAAATATCTTAAGTTGTGCTTACCTGAGCCATCATGGTTATGACATATACTTTGACTGTCCATGCCCCTGCTTGTTTCCTTTGGATTGCCTCCTAAATGTTCTAGTAGTGAATAGATATCTCTGTCGTTCAGCGACTCTTGAAACTCTCGTGCATCCATCTATCCACCTCCTAGTATACGTTAAACAATATTAAAATAAGATTTATAATTCCTAACACTACTACAAGCACTGATAATATTATAAATATTTCTTCCCACTTTTTAACCAGTACCATAGTAATTGGTACTGCAATACCTAAAACTATAAGAATTAAAGCAATTATTGTACCAACCATAAACTCATCCTCCTAGAATTGTACTTCATCTTCAAATTCTTCTACTGTATACGTTTCTTCCTCTTCCGTTTCAACATCTTTCCAATCAATATATTCTGGTAATATGTTTTCAACTAAATTAAAATCATAATCAGTTATGAAACAAATGTCTTCTCTCAAGTTTCCTAGATTGTTATAAGTCCATACTATCAGATTATCTCTATTTTGTCTATTCTTATATACCCAGTGCATATAATTAGGAGTAATCTCGCCCCACTTAGGATGAGAAAGAATGTGTTCAACTGATTTAATATCTTTGCCACTTGCTTTAGTTGTGATAATCCCAAAGTCAATTTTATTACCTGTTGCACGACCACCAGCTAATGACTCTTGTCCTTTTCTTTCTACTTCTTTTGCTTTACTATTAAGCTGTGTTGACGTACGAACAAATATATTATAATCCTCTGCAATATATTTCAAAGACTCTGCAAGAGCTTGCAACACTTGGTCTTCCCTTTGCATCATACCACCGTTGATTTCGTTTAAACTACGTTGTAACTTGGGTCTCATTTGAATATAGTCAAATGCTGCTATAGCAATACCCTTCTCGATAACATACCTTTCGACAATGTCTCTAATATCTTGAATAGAAAAGTCTTTTATAACGACACAATAAATCGGGGAATCTTCTAATACTTCTTTTGCTATTTGTAATCTATTAGCCACTTCGTTCTCATAATTCGAGTCTTGAATAACGTTTTGTGGTACACCACTAATATATGCCAACATTAATATACTTACCTCATCTTGTTCTAATTCTGTAGATATTAACAATGTAGGCTTTTTAATTGGTTGCTCTTCCCATTGTTGCTTTTTAATATTGTATTTTTTACTACATGACACCGTACACACATCTCTGATAGCGCTCCTTGATTTGCCGGCTCCACTTTCTCCAGATTGTAACATTAACTTACCATCTGTCATACCTCTGAACAAAGCGTTATAGTAAGGATTGTCAAATGGCATACCATAAACAGGACCTTTTGCTAATCGTTCAAATAAATCATCTAAATTACTACCTGCTTTAAATGATTCCACATCACTATCTACATTGAATCTATCTTTAATTCTTAATTGTTTAACACTGAAATGGTCTATAATACCTCTCATGTCCATATTGTCCACTGTTTGCATGTCAGCGTCTACTTCTTGCATATCTAAACTTTGATAATTATAGATGTCAGTAATATCAATACCTTCATTTACATAAGCACGTAACAAACTCATTTTCTTAACACGCTGGTAACTCAATTTAAATGTATCTGGATTGCTTTTTTCAATACACTGTTGTACATATTCAAATCCTTTTTGCTCCAGCCACTTCTTATGCTTGCCTTCAAAAGCAGATAGATAATTATCAATATCTCTAGCTGATATTGTTTGTGCTGTTGGTGACTGAATAGCTATATTTTTAATTGATGCAAATGTAACTTTGTGTGCGGTTTGAACAAAATCCTCCACATCTACGTTGATAGATGTGTCACGTATTAAATCTAAATCATTACATATATTACCTATTAAGTCACTCACGTTTTGAATAGGATTTAAATTTACCATATTGTTAGATTTTAAATTACTCATCGTCTTCCTCCAAATCATCTATATTTACCATACGTCCCTTGTTGAATTTGTGCGTATTATCACGTTTTTTATTAATTGTTACATGTTTTGATTTTTTCTTAGCATCTTCCATTTCTTTTGATTTTCTAATGCGTTCCTTGTGGAAGTTAATCATATCATCATAATAATATGGTACTAAACCAATTCCAAATTTGTACTGCATTTCCATTTCTTTTATGACAACAATATATTCTAATGTTAACCTAATATTTTTATAGCTCCAACCATTTTCTTTGTTGTACTTTTCAATCTGATTGTTAATCATTTTGTTGGGTTGATATTTAAATACATACTTGATATAGTTTCTTAATGCTTGCAGTTCTAGTTTCTGATTTTCTAAATGAACATAACATGCTTCACAATAATATTTATTACTTATCTTATTCATGCCTTCTGTTTCATACAACCTATCACAATTATTACATTTTTTCATGTTTTTCTAACCTCCTACGTGTTCTACATAATTAAATGTAACATATATAAATTCATATGTAAAGCCCTAATTAAAATTAGGGCGATATTTTATTTTAAGGAATACTCTACTAATAGTGTGCGCAATGCACTGTGTACATCTTTATCTTTTTTAACAAACATAGTTTCTTGATGTGATATTCCTGCTCTATGCTTACGATTATTCTCACGTTTATATAATACTATTTGCCAAGCGTTATCGTTCTTAGTAAGTATTACCATAAATTTATCAACTTCTATTACAGTATCTACAACTAAACTATCTTTAAACATTTTAAAATCCGCCTGATGAAGTGACCGTATACTAATATCCGTTATATTATCATTAAAGAAATTCATAACCTCTTGAGGTGGTTGTCCATTTTTCCAAACTTCTAATACATCGCCTATATTTGCATTGCCTCTATTGTAATTTTTGAATGTTAATACCATATCAATCACTCCTCATCATATTTTTCAATTGCTCTGTTTAGATAAAATTGTGCTTTGAGTAAATCTTGTTTTCCATTCTTCATTTGTGAGCGTGCTGTATATTTAATTACATTACCAATTGCAAATGCTAACTCAGGTGGATAGGTTGCAGTGATTTGTTCTACCATATCAATTACTTCTATATTACCATTTGTATAATGTGATGGTTTATTGACTATATCCTCTTCATACTCTGCTAAAACTGGTCCGTGTTCTTCTTTATTAACCATTTCTTCTACTTCTTTGTTTGCTTTTTCTACTTTTTTTTGAGTGTCCTTTAGTAACGTTTTAAAATACCAGGAAAATATAGACTCTGGTAAATTTTCATCATGTCCAACGGCGTGTGATTCATCCTGACTATCTTCTAAGAACGCATCAGTTTCTCCTTCATAACCTTTAAAATATTCTGGCATATTATAATCTAATCCTGTATATCCGGTAATATCAAATAATACTATGTCACCTGATTCGCCACTGTCTTCTCTAACAAGCTCAGCAACTTCACGATAAGTGAAGGGTTCATGTTTAGCGAATACTCCTATTAAATTCAATTCATCATCTGCAACTGCGTACACTGTACCATATTGCGCATCTTCGTATTCATCAACATATGCAACTTCAAAATCACGTATCAGCTTTATATTGTGTTTCCACTGTTTATCTATAAATTCATCCACCTTACCTAAAACATCTTGGTTTCTAAATTCAACAAATAATTTTAATTCCATCATATAATCCCCTTTATTTATTTTTTATGAAATAAAAATATATACACTAACCATAGTGCTATGATAAATGTTCCAATTACATTGCTCGGTACATCTATACTAATGAATGCCAATCCATACGATAACAGAAATGAAGGTACAACTACACCCATAACTATTTTCACTATAATGATTAACGAAATAACGATTAACTTGCTAACACTGTCTTTATTCATAATCAACCTCCTATTTGTTATTACAATTATAATATTATCATACTTCTATGTTCTTGTAAACACTTATTTATGCTTTACTGACTTTTATTATTATGTACCCCACTCTTTCGAGCAGGGATTATATTACTTAATCAAAGATAAAGTCATCATCTTCCATTTTAACAACTTTTGCTTTCTTGTATGAATCGCCTTTTACACTAAAGAAATCATGCGTTTGATTTCCAACATTCAATCCATTTAATACAATTGGATTAACGTCATCATGTTCAAATACGCCCTCATAACCTAAGTTGTTCAATCCTTTGTTTGCATTGTATTTAACAAAATCAATTACATCTAATGACAAATCAACTTGGTCATACAAATATCTAGTATAAGCTATTTCATTTCTTAATAAATCATTAAATAGTTTAATTGCAAATTTCCAAATGCTATCTTTTTGTTCTTCTGTAAATGTTTCAACTAATTCTTTAAAATTCAATCCAATATACGTCCCGTGTATTAATTCGTCTCTTATTATCAACGCAATTATTTCTCCACTACCCCTCAGCTTGCCCTGTCCAGCCATATACAATGGATAGAAGAAACCTGAATAGAATAGGAATGATTCTAACGCTACCGAAGCAACCATTGCCTGTGCTAATGAATAGTCGTCCGTAATATTATCATAATACTGCTTAATCATTTCTGCTTTTAGTTGTAAATGCTTATTATCCGCTACCCATTCAAACAACTCATTGATACGTTGCGATGATTCTAACGTTAAGAATATATTAGAGTACGAGCGAGCATGTACAGCATTTTCCATACCACCCATAAATGACATGACTGCTTTCTTTTGGTGTGATTTCATAGCTTCCGCAATCTTGTTCATACCAATATCGCCTTGAACTGTATCTAAAAGCGTTAGACCAGCCAACACTTTAGAATACGTTTCCTTTTCATCTTCTGTTAGTTTATCCCATGATAATACATCATTTGTCAATGAAACTTCTTCGGGCTGCCAAAACTGATTCAAGTTCTGTAATATAAACATATCCGAATAGTTGTCATCCTTCTTACTCCAATTACCTGCTGTTAATGCCATATATAAATCTTTCCCTTCATTTGTATTATTGGTTAAACTGAACAACTTAAACATTCATTTATGCTATCTGACGATTGTCTTGTGTAATAAAGTGTTTTTATTCCTTTGTGATGTGCATATAAATATATTTTTGATAATTCTCTTGTATCAATACTATCTTTAACAAACAATGTGAAACTAATTCCTTGATGTACGTGTTTTTGAATAGTAGCTATTAAGTCTATAACTTTAAACATATCCATATCGTATGCTTCTTTATACAAGAACCACGTTTTCGGTCCTAATTCTGGCATTGGATAATACGATTTACTCTTACCATAAGTTCGTTCTTCTACACGTTGTGTAATAGGCATAACTGATGCTGTTGCAGATTGCACATATGAAATACTACCAGTTGGAGCGATAGCTGATAAATATGAATGATACATACCATCAGTTTTAACTTTCTCACTTAACTGTACCCAATCTTCTTTGGTTGGAATATGAATGTCTTCAAATAGAACTTTAACTTTATCACTCTTGATTTCAAAGTCTTCATCATATCTATCAAAGTATTTACCTGTTTGATAATCTGAGCCTTTAAATCCTTTAAATACACTGCCTCTAGCTTTAGCAATATCAGTTGATTCTAAAATAGTATAATAATTAACTGTTCTAAAGAAAGCATCTACAAACTCAATAGCATCTTTGGATTCATAAGGAATTCCTTGTTGAGCTAAATAACCATGTAATCCAAGTGCCCCCAAGCCTACGCTTCTCATTTGCTCATTTGCTTTTCTAACCGCTGGAGCATTTTTAACTTTAGACTCATCTGATACTTTAGTCAATGCTTTAATTGAGTATCTTACAGTTTGTTCAAAATCTTTATTCTTCATTACGTTACCAATATTTAATGAACCTAAGTTACATGAGATATCTTGTCCTAAATTATCATCTTCACCATAATCATTATATTGTGATACTTCACTGTATTGCAATATTTCACTCCTATATGTTCAATAACGTTCGCTAATCGTTACCGGTTCTCTTATGAACTCCTGCATGTTACCATGCAGAGCAGACTATATCATCATCCGCTTGGGATGTCCACCGTTTCCACTCGCTTGAGTGTACTCTCTTTCGAGATAGTCGTTCGGCATTTAATAAATGTGTGTTTAATACGTGTAATTTGGATAATCGTCACTTCTAAGTCTTTTCAATAATTGGTATTTGCTAATCCCTAATTTTTCTGCTGTGGCATCCATACCTAAAAATAATTCTCCATCTATATAAAACCTTTTCTTTTTGTTTTTAGATATAGACGCTTTGCTCTCTTCGGTATGATTTTTACCTCTAAGTCCTGAGCCCATGTTGGCTCGAGCTTCTTCAGAAAAGGTTCTACCTTTATTTCCTATACCGCCTAAAGTTTCATTATATCCATCATTAAAAGTATTAAGCTTTTCTATATATTCCACTTCCATCTCACAAAGAACTTCATCTGTAGTGGATAGTGGCATTTCATGGATTATTTCAAAATTAAATATGTCATCACCATAAAAATTATAGTCTTGTTGCATTTCAATGTTCCAATGGATATTATCTCTTAGGTTGTACTTATGTCTGCTCCATCTAACTTTTATATTTAGGGATTTCCCAACATATTTTTTACCTGTTTCTTTATTTGTCACTACATATATGCCTTTTATTCTTTTATATGCTATTTGAACCACTCTCTTTATTGTTATTCACACATTTATTTTTAGCACGGTATTGTCCTTAATAAGGAGTTTCACCGTTTAGATGGCTTTGCTATGGTAATTGCTTACCAAAGGTGCATTTTGTTTACACAAGTTACTAAATTTTACTTTGCCTAAATTATTTAGCGCATGGTCTTTATTAATATTATCATAAAATGCTACATAAGGATAGCCACTCTCTATTTGTGTAACTGCTATTTGTTCTAATAATTTACGTGGGTCAATCTTTTTCTTTCTAATATCCTGGTCGTTAATTAGTTTGTCATACCATTCATCCATATCAATTTCATCAATATATACTCCATGAGTATCATGTAGATTTTTAGGATAGAAAAGATACATAGGTTCATTGTTTTTAGCTAATTCCAAGAATTTATCTGGTATTACTACACCAATAGATAATGACTTACATCTAAAGTCTTCATCTGCACTAATTTTCTTAACATCTAAGAAATCAAATATATCAGCATGAAATACACTTAAGTAAGTTGCAAATGCACCATTTCTACTTCCTGCTTGGTCTATGTGACGTGAAGATTGGTCTAAGTTTTTCATAATTGGTGTAACTCCAGATGTAACTCCTTCTTTACCCATTAATGATTCTCCAGCAGCGCGGGTCTTACTAAGATTGATAGATATTCCGCCTCCTATTTTACTTAACTGTCTAGCGGTAGAGTTCATTTGGTTAATATCATTTAAACTATCACCTGTTTCAAGTAAGAAACAACTAATCAATTCTCCTGCATTGAATAGTCCTGCGTTAAGAAATGTAGGAGTAGCCGGTTGATATTGTTGTGTCATTAGTAAATCAACATATTTAAATGCCTCATTTACATTGCCGTCCGCCAGGAATAACGCAACAGTCGAAACCCTATCTTCGTAACGTTCTAAGAAATATTTATTATCGTGTGTTTTTAAAGCATATTGCTCATAAAACTTTTGCGCTGATATATATGAAGGAAATCTAAATTTATAATCATAGGCACGTCTAAATATATCTTTAACATCCATAATATCATATTTACTAAATAATTCATAGCTATAATAATTATGGTCTAATAAGTAGTTAATCTTCTCTTCTAAATCATGGAACCATCTCATATTTACATTAATATAATCAATAAAATACTTTTTAACAGCTTCTTTATCTTTCTCTGGTTGAAATTGTCCCTCAGGTGACACTACTTGATTGTTCAATTCAATGTGCGATTTTTCTCTACTCAATTAAAATCTACTCCTTATATCATATTTTTTATAATATTGTTTACTGTCTCAATGTCTTTCTTGTTTCCTGATAACTCCATTTTGTGAAGCAACGGAACATCATACATCATTGATATCTTATTGCCCGCCAATCCAAACGTTTTGCCCCAATTCTTGTTTCCTGTTGCAATCACACCTAGCATTTTACTGCTGTTGGTATTCAAGAAATCTTTTACATCTTCTGGTATTTGTCCAATATTGTAAGTTGGAGTTATTAATATAAAATTATCCTGTATCTTAATTTTTGATAGCTCCATTATATCAATATCTACATCTAACTTATTAACAAACCTTTTAGTGTTTCCTGTGAATGAATAATATATTAATAACATGTACCTCCAACTCCCTTTTAATATCTTACATTACCTATTGTATCATACAAAAACATGGGACGCAAGGGATATTTTTACTTTTTACAAAATAAGTAATCCTCACATCCCATATTATCTATTCTTTAATATCTTTCATATTAATTCTAATCACAATACTTTTTTCATTGCCATCTTTATAGTAATCATCGTTATTTTCAATACTATAATCAATTACCTCTTGGTCATTGTTGGTTAATACTTCATCACGCAATAAGGTTTTTATTAGGTTTGCCATTGTGTGCTTGTCCATAATATCATCCTTTCGCTTTATCTAATCTAACTTTAAGTTTAATCAACACAACTTCTAGTAATTCTGCTTGGTCAGGTGTAACATCACGTTGAATTGAAATACCTGTACCGAATACATCTTCTGTAACTGTGTGTACATCTGCTATCTTGCCTAGTTTATTCAATTCACTTGCTACTTCAACTGTTTGTTCTTTAAGTTTATCAAAGTTCCAGTCTCCATCTTCTTTCATGAACTGTTTATCCTTACTAAATGATTCCTCGGCTTGTAGATAAGCAGGATATTCAGCTATGGCATTCTCAATAGCTTGCTTGTACGCCTCTGCTGATAAGTCTGTGTGATTAACAACGTTTCTAAATGTATTACCTGCTTCAAAGTATAAGCTACCTCTTAGATAGATAACACGTTTTTCATGTCCGTTAGTATCTACGCCATTGTTAACAAATACGATATTATCCACATTTTTATTAATAGGTGATAGTATCTTTTCACGTAAATCAGGAGCGAATTTATTATACTCATAAAAATCCTCGTCTCCATCTTCACCCTTCTTAAGCTCCATAGCTCTATTATCAACAGCCGTTGGTAACATCTGACTAACAGGAACCCTAACAGTCTTCTCGATACTGTGGGCAACAAAACATGGTTGATAACCAATCTTACTAATCATATTAATCTTAGTCTTCCATGTGTTCTTTAAGTCACCATGAGCCTTGCCCCATGCTACATCTGATAAGTTCTTAACTCTATACTTTTTAAGAATTGACTTTTCGCACATATCATATAAGTTTTCTACCGTATCAATCGCGATAACGTCATATGCTTCTTTTAAATCATCATCATTCAATGCTGATAATACAGCTTCATAATCTGCCCATGATGAAATAGGTTGAACATGTGCGCCTGCTAATGCTTTATGTCTATCTTCTGTTGCTAAGAATAATACTCTATCTTTATATAGGTCATATACCAATGTTGATTTACCTACTTTTGAAGGTCCATAAACTAACATTGAGTAATCACTTACGTTTGTTGAAATTTGTACCGGTTTAATGTTTTTTAATGAGTCTGAATTAATCATAAAAATCTCCTCTTTGATTTAATTTATTTTTAAACATAATTAAGTGGGCAATTAAGCCCACTATAGCATATCCCTAGAAATCTGGGATATCTGATGATGCACTACCAAATCCACCAACATTTTCTTCTGCTTTCTTAACTGTCTCTTTAGGTGGTGCAGGCACATTATAAGTAGAGTTGACAACCTCTGCTTCTTTTTGCTTTCTGAGTTTAGAAGCCTGTTCAATCTCTTCCTTAGTTAATGCTAAATCTTCATCATACGGTTGAAGTCCTCCAACAACTAACGTACGTTTATCATAGCGAGTAAATGCTTTCCCTCTACCTGCATCGATATCAGCTACGGCACCAAATGCTGCTTGTGGTGCTTCATCTTCCACTTCTTCAACTTTCTCTTCGTTTAATGCACGATTAATGAATTGATAAGTTAACATTGCTGTTTGACCAGGTTTGTATATCTTAACAAAGTCCTCTGCTAATTGTTTAGGTACAATAGCTTCTTTAATCACAATTACATCTTCTTTATATCCAATAGAGAAACCATCTAATACTTTTTCTCCTGTTGGTAAATCATCTTCATCTAACTTATCTTTAATATCAGTAATTACTGTTTCAACGTTTGCTACTGCGCGATGCTTCATGTCCTCATCTAATCTGTGAATAAACGCACCTGCTAATTTATTAAATACTATATGTTTTCCATCTTTGTTTACATATTCTTCTAATTCCAATCTACCTGCAATTGATACGATATTTGCTTCTTCTGGTGAAGTATTAGCAACTGTCTTT